GGACATTTGTTTTGTAACTATTTTTTCCACCACAAAGTTAATGCCCTCCTCGGTTATTTGTGGCTGTACCTTTATCTCATTGCTCGCCTTATTGTATATCTTTATTTGTGTTGCTCGTCCGCCTACACCATTCGCCAGCTCAAAGAGTTTGCGCTGCTGTGCGGCGTTTACTACCAATTCGCCCGTTCGCGCGTGTACATATGTATTGTCCGGACCCATGCTCGCGCCGTTCATTCCGCCAATAAAGCCACCGCCTGCAAAGCTCGGCGGGGTAGGTTTGTTTGCTCCGATCAATGCTGCTTGAGCTGCCCCTGCAGTTGCTACGAGCCCAGCTAAAATAAAATTAAGCGGTGGTTTCGAACTTGATAGCGCCTTCGTAAATGCCACTGCGGTGTTTACAAGTGAGTTTGCAAGGTTTACGCCCCACTCCCACATCTCAATTTTATATTTTTCCTTTCTGGCTTTTTTGTCTAGCTCTAAAAGTTCAGCTTCGTATTTTTCGGCACTTATTAACCCGTCTGCATATTTTTTATCAAGCTCTTGTTGCTCTGCTCCGACTCTAGCCTCTATCGCTTTGTGTGCCAGAGCTGTGATTGAACTCATCATGCTCGTGTACTCGGACATAAAACTACTCGCTATGTCTAATATATCTTCAGCTTTTTCTGCCCATGATTTTACAGATACTTCGTTTTCTTTTTTTTCTGCCTCTGTGATTTTTTCTGCTAAGATTATTTTTGTTTTTGCAAATTCTTCTTCCAGCCGTTTTCGCTCTTCTACATTATCTGTTAACAGTGCAATCGTCTTGTTGTAAAAAGTTTCTAGCTCATCTAACTGCTTTTTAAGTCTCTGGCTCTCTAACTCTGGGAGTACGCTTGCAAACAGCCGCTCTAGCTCTTGCGTGTCTTCAATTATTTTTTGTTTTTTTTCTTCTGCCGTCAATCTGTTAAGCTCTAGCTCGTATAGCTCTTGTGTTGTCTTTAGCAAATTTTTTGCAACGTCGCTTTGATGTGTGATACGACCATCAGAGTTAGCAACTAGATCTACATAGCTTGATTGATAAACCGCAAGTCTTTCTGCGTCTGTTACTTCCTCGCCCCTTAGCCTTGCACTTTCCTCAAGGGCTGCCAACGCTCTCTCTCTTGCTAGCGTGTTTGCCTCAATGTAATCCCCAAGTAATTGTTCTGCTTCTGCTTTTTTTAGGTTGGCTTCGGCTAGCTTGTTTGCCTCTATCGCTTGTCTTTTTTCTTCGGCGGCTATTCTTTCCCTAAGAGATAGCTCTGCTTTTGCAAAAATTAAAGCCTCTTCGTTTTCTGCCGTTGTTTGCTTTCTGCTTTCCAAGTCATCGCGCCCGAACTCCAGCCTCTTCAAGTCTTCTTCGGCGGCTATTCTTTCAATTTCTGTCAAATCTTTTCTTAAAAGACTTCGTTTCTCTTCTATTGCACTTTCAATTTCTTTTATATTTTGTATCAGCCCGTTGTCTGCCTCTTTTCTTTTTTCGATTGCTTTTATATAATCTGCCAAGTCTTTGTCGTCTATGATTTTAACGCCACTGTCTCCGCTTGCGTTTTCGCTTCTGATCAAATCAGTAAACTCTTGTACGACTTTGTTTGTAAACTCTCTTTTGGTCATCCATGTCCTAATACCGTCTATGGCTCCTGTGCCTTTGACATAAAACCACTCCCAAAATTTATCCCACATCTCAAAGGCTGGGTCTAAAAATTGTCCTAAAGACTCGTTAAAAGTTTTTTTTGCTTGTGCTGTTTTTGCATCTGCGTTTGCCGTTGACGCTGCATATCCATCGAGGGCTTGAGACACAAGCCGTACCGCCTCTCCGTTTTTTAATTGCTCTTGTGTGAGTCCTTTGATTGCTGCGTTGTGTTTACCAAGAGTACCCGCCATGCCTGAATATGTCGCGTTGAGTTGGTCGGTTGCTGTGTCTAGGTTTGTGCCCTCCTTGACAGATAAGTTAAGCCCCGCATTGATGATGTCAATCACCTCAGCTTCTTTGCGCCCGTTTGCAATAAGCTTTTGCATACTGGCTAAAATCTCGTTGTCTGATACTCCTGTCACCTTTTGCATTTGCTTTGCATAGTTTTGTAGTCGTACCTCTGCCTCTCCTGTGTAGTACGGATTATTTTTTATAGCCAGAGCTAGCATTGTCTCCGCGTCGCTCTGCTCTCTATACGCTAAGCTTGCGTCCCTCATGCTAGCTAAAAGTTTTTTAAGTGTCGCTATTGTTGCCGTTATGCTTGCTACAGGTGTCAAAGCTGACGTCGCAAGATTTTTCAGCTCGCCCGAAAAAGAGCTTGTCCCTTTGGCTGTCTCTTTTGTTGTCTTGGATGTATCTTTTAACGACTTGTTTAGTTTATCTGTGCTTTTTTTTGCATCGCTCGCTGGTTTGTTAACGGCACCTAGATTTTTTTTTACGTTGCTCAATCCCTTGTCAACGCCACTTGAGTCAAGCTCTGTCTTAATTACTACCTTGCCGTCTTCCATTCTTACGCTCCAAACTTATCAAAGAAGTCTATAGCCTCTTTGTTTTCTTTTTCTGGCAATGCCCATTCTCTTTTCAACTTCATTGCCTCTTTGTTTTTTGTATCGCTCCAACTTCGTATTCCAAACACTTCATTTAGCTTTGTTCCATGTAGCCCTACAATCATCGCCCTTACTTTATGCCAATGATATTGCTCATCAAATAAATCTATACCGTAACATTGTAAAATACCTGCGTATAAAAGTTCAGCGTCAATGTCATAGTCTAAAATGTTTTCTCCACCTTCGCCTCGTGGTATCTCTTTCTTTTCATAAAAAAATTTACACAAGGCATCAAAGCCTGCTTGCCTGTCCTCGGGGATTTCACCATCGTATAAAAAATCTACATCATGCAAAAAAAGTTTATCCTCGTTTAATAACTGTGAGAAACGAAACCAAAAAGAATGTCCTGTGTGTATCTTGTAAAACCTGCCCAAAACTTCAACCGCTTCGGGCAAGAATGCTTTCGCTAGGTTCATTCAAAATCCAAATCCAAACTAAAATCTTCATCTGGTACAGTAACAAAGCCCGATGCAATGTCAGTATCTTTGTATGCTGTAACTGCGTATGTCTTGCTACTAATAAGCTTAAACGTCGCCTTACCTTCTGCGTCTGTAGTTTTCTTCACTCCGTCAATTTCAACGGTAGCACCTTGAACTTTTGTTTCTCCGTTAACGACTTCTATAATTTGGTCGACTGTTACATCTCCGCTTTCAAGTTCGTAAATATGCAAGTCTGTATCCACTTCTACCTTCTCGGTCGTGCCTGCAAAGTCAATGCCCACTGTGATAGTAGAGTCAACTGGATTAAGACTGTCGATCGTAAATATACATTTGCTTCGCCATGCCTTCGCTCGTCCTGTGCCTCCATCAGCTCCATAAAAAACGATAAGCACTTCGCCCTCTGCATCTGCTCCGACTGATTGTTTGAAAAACTTATCAAACACAAATTCAAAGTCTGGCTCGCCTTTGTACATAGTAATCGGTTGGGAAAGGGAAGGCTTGTATTTATCCAAAATTGTCGTTGGGTTCTCGTCAACAATATAGTCAACCTCTCGTGTTTCTGCGTTCATTGTGATTGTGTTTTCTGTAGATTTTTTTATGCGTTTCCATTGCGGGGCTTCGTATGTTCCACCATTAAGCCACAAACCTACATGGTGCTTCTTTAGCATTGTTCCATTGCTTACTGCCATATTCTTACCTCATTAAAATTTATTGTTATTGTCAAACTCAATGTCGACAACCATCGTGTACACAAATTCGCCCGTGTCGTTTTTTTCAACGATTGCTGGTAGCGTCCTTGGTGTTACTCGTATACATAATACATCAGTCAAAGACAGTTCTGTTTTGTCTAATGCATTTTTAATTTTTACTAATGCCTCTATTGCATTTGTCGGTGCCTTACTTCTTGCATAGAAACTTATTGACTGCCTACCTGTCGAAGAACCGTCAATAAATTCTGTTACTGTTGCCTCTGATGGGTCGCTACGGATAACAATCGATTCGGCTAATAAACCAAATGCCTCTAAGCCTATCGGTGCATACAAGCCTAAGTCTAAGTCATCAAGATAATTTTTCACATCATTTATTATATTCACCGTTTGCTATCCTTTCCCACTCTTTCATTTTCCTAGCCTTTGCTTGCTCAAACCATTTCATGCTTGCATTAGGGTTTACTTGTTTGCTTTTGTTTGGTAGTTCATAGTATTGTTTGCGTGCGTACTCTGCCGACCATTCTATCTGCCCTCGCTTAACTACGTGTCCGCTGTCTTTCAAAAAGCCTTCCTGCATGGGGATAAAATAATTGCTGTCGTTCAAAACTCGTTGATCTAAAAAATCTTGCGTCCTGTCCAAGCTCCCTTGTTTCTGTTTCTTGATTTTGTCAACATCAAACTCTAGCTTTACTTTAATTTCCATACAGTCTGACCTCGCTATGATGTAGTTTGTTTGTGAATGGGTTGAAAAACTTTGCAACCATTCGCACTCCATACTCTTTGCCATCGTAAACAATTTTGTCAAGGCTACTAAACTTTACACTCGGTGTAGAGTTCACTGCATCATAATACAAAGTGAGTTCATAGCGTTCGCCTTCACCAAGCGATTGTACAAATGCACTTGTTACTGGCTCGATATAAATATTTTTAAGCTCCACCTCATCGTTATATGTTGGTACTCCGTAATTGTCTTGCCCTGCATACTGATAAAATATTGCTTTATCTTTTAATATCTCAGCTGGTATTTGTTTCATCTGCCTACCCTCGGTACTCCTCTATAACCTAAACCTGCAAGTGATAAATATCTGCTTGTCTTGCCAAACAATAAACCTGTTTGCTTTGCTCCGCCTTCGCTAGTAGAAAATGAACCAAGCGAAACAGAACCGCTCGTGCTTTGCGATGGGTCGCCATGTAACACATAACCTTCAGCCTGTGCACAATTCGCCATCGCTAAACAGTCAAGGGCTGTCTCGCTTAGGTTATCAATGTTAATAGCATACGGTAACATTAAATCTATATCCAAGCTCGCTTTGTCAAGGTATGCCTCGCCTCCGATAGCTCCAAAGTATTTTTCGTTATAAAATTCTTCTGTTGCGTATGCCATGTCCTATTCCTTATGCATTTTTAGCTTTAATGCTATCAAAGATAACTACTAGCCTGCTGCTGCTTTAATGCTATCAAAGATAAATACTAGCCCATCTTTAACACCATAAAGTAATCCATAATTTCCACTGCCGACTGTTTTTGATGCTGTTTCTGTTACCTCTGTCGCCCCTGTAGGCAATGCAGAACCAACATTTACTGCACTTGGTGCTTCGGTCGTGCCTTCTAAGAAGTACCACTTTACTCCATCGGTACCTGTACCCATTGTGATAGTAACATTTGTTACTCCTGCGGTAGTAAGTTTTGGCAATTCTGTAGCCTTGAAACCAACAACTCCATTGGCA